CTCCAATATGAAAAGGTCTTCATTGGCCGGGGTTGGCCCTGCGCTTCTGTCCTTTCGCTGACTGTGGTGAGCATTTGATTGCGGGAGGCGTCGTCGAGAATGCAGCCCTGGCCGAGGAATGCGTGGATGATGATCGGCCACTCGATGACGATGGCGCCGTGAGCAAAGCACCTGTGGAATTTCCACACGACAATATCGCCAGGTAGCGGAGGTCCGTCGATCTCGTTGGCGAAGTCGCGGATGAAGTTCAGATACTTCTCCTCATCGCGATGAAGGTGGAATTGAGCAGAATAAGACGGCAGGTCGATATGGCCGACGATGCCCGCTTCGAAAAACACTTCCGTCAAAAGGGTGGCACAATCCACCCCTACGCCCTTGATCGTTCCAGCGTGATGATAGGGAGTCGCCGCCCAGGATTTCGCGATAGCCACCACGCGGGCGCGTTCTTCAGCCTCGGCCACGATCTTCCTCCAGAAAGGATCGGGCTACATCTGCCCGATAGACGGCAATAATGCGGCCGCTGGGGCGCATCATCATGATCTCGGCATTTAGGCAGAACCGCAGGAGGAACAGCATCCGCAGCATGTCGGCATGGGCTTGCGAGTTGACGCCGGATGCATCCTGCTTCTTCTGGCCCCCGAGGAAGACCTCAACCTTGTGATCGCGAAGGTGCATCCCGAGGTAAGCCATGTCAGACAGCAGTGGCTGCCTCTGGTATCCGGTCGGCTCCGCGCCATCGTGCTGTGTTAGAGAATTTCGGACAGCCATTGCTGTCTCCAAACGACTTATTGCACCCCGGATAGATCGTGAAGGTGTCGCCGTTGGCCGGCGCGCTTGGGAAGGGGAACAGCAGCGAGATTGTCCCCGGTGCACCAGCCACGCCACTCTTAACCGTCCGCGACATGCCGTTGAGGACGCCCGAAGTGAACGTCACCTTGCCCTGATTGAACTCGCCTGTCGGTGTCGTGGCGAGGTTGGCCGAGATGATGGCCGCCGTCGATCCTGTCAGCGCAGTCCCAGCGACACCCAATGCCGCGAGGTTCACCCCGCAGCCGGTGTCCCCGAGATTGTTGACGCAGCCCGGCTGATAGAGATTGCGCGGGAACTGCTGATCCAGAAGCTCGGCGAAGGAGTTCACCATGAACGTCGCCAGAGACCTGCCAGCATCGACTTCGGCCACCCGGCCTTGAAAGATCGTGATCGGCCCGCGCCTCGTGTCGCCATACGTCGGCATGAACAGCCGCTGGAGCTTCAGGATCGCCCCGTCGAAGGCGCCTTGCTGGCACGCAACGAGGAACGCCTGCCCGCCCACTGTGGCGCTGCCAGGGATCACATCGAAGGTTAGGGTATCCGTACCCGTCCCGAGTCCCCAATGGGCCTTAGCGGGGTTCTTTGGCGTCGCAAAGTAGGGTCCAATCTTGACTCCGCCGCAGGGGAACAAGACGCCGTTGACCGTCAAGTCCTGATCGCCCGCGCAGTAGCGAAGGACGCCACCGCCATAGAGCGTGAACGTGTAGCAGTCCGCCACGAAGATATTGCTGTCCGTCAGCAGCATCGAGGCGAGGAGCGATGAGATCGGCTTCGTCATTTCTCGTTCACTTAAGGAGTGTCATCGATATTTTTTTTAGGTTCCAGATTTTCTTCACGAACTCCTCGAATGAGATCGTGTCGTCATCGAACGACACCGGCCACGAGTATTGGAAGTCGGCCGTCACCGCTTGGCCTGTCGTCGGAGCGAACGTCGAGAACGTCACGATGCCAGGCGCCGTCGATGCCCAATAACTTAGGGACCATTGCGTGGACGAGATGATCGTGGACCCGACATAGACATTCGAGATTGAGGTCGGCGCGGTGATCGGCTCAACGTACCCACCGAGCGGGCGCTTCAGTTGAAACGCCTTGTTCGTGCTGTCCCCGGTGCCGATCGTCGATCCGACTGCCGTGTTGTCGTTGGCATCGCGATACAGGAACGAATCGAACGAGCCCTGGATCGTATTGAAGAAGCCCTCCATCGTGGCGATCTCGGCATCGAAAAGCGCCGTCGTGTAGCCCCGAAGGAAATTGTAGGTCAGTTCCCATCTCCACATAGGGAACGACCAATCGGCGATGTTGATCTTCTTGCCTGAGACCGATTGCTGGCCGCGCGTCTGCCAGATCGGCGAGCGGATCACCGGCCACGTTATGCCAGGCAGCGAGGGGAAGGCCGAAGTCGTCAACGGAGCCTCCGTGTGGCTTCATGCACAGTGCGGTGCAGCCGTGTCACCGCGCCGTTGTTCTGGCGCATTCCCTGCTGGAACGTAGAGATGAGCGTGCCGATCATCCCGTGCAACTCGTCACTCGTCCCTGCCTTTGGTGTATTCGACGAATCCGCGCTGCGATCTCCTCCCGACATCATATCGCGGAAAGGCTGCGCTGCGGACGCAGGAACGATCATCTCGCCCTTGTGGACCTGAGCGACCATATCTTGAGGCAGCGACCATGCGCCAACATCGAAGTGAGGAAGAGATGAACTGACGATAGTGGATAGTGCAGGCATCGGCGCACCCGTAACCAGCGATATCGCCTCAAGGATCGCCCACTCCTCGATCATCTTGGCAACCATCTCGATGAATGTGGCAGCCATCGAACTGATCGTTTTCTTGAAGGCGGTCCCCCAACTCTCCGTCCCATCTATCAGCCCGGCAATCTGACTGTTCCAAGCGCCGAAAATGAAGTCTGTCCATGCCTTGCCATCGGCCATCACCTTCTCGGCCGTCTTCTGCTCCAATTGCTGAAGCTTTAGCTCGTGCTTGGCGGCCAGTTCCTCGATCTTGGCATCTAATTTCGCCTTCTCCGCCAGCGTCAGTCCACGGATCGCCCGCTCCTTTTCAAGGGTCTCCAGTTCCTTGTCGTATTCCTCATTGAGCGCATCCCTCTCGGCTTGGACTTCCTGGGTCAGTGAAATCTTGTGGGTCTGCAATTGGAACTGCGCGAGCGAGATTTTCCGATCGGCGAGGTTCTTAGCTGATGCCATGATCGCGTCATCGGCAGCAATCTCAGCAGCGACCCGATCCTTGGCAGCCTGTGCATCTACTCCGCCCAATCCCCCGGCATTTTGCTTGTCTTTGCTAAGTCCCGACCGTCCGCCTTGCCCGGCAAGGATGGGGTCTTCGCCCTGACCGCCGATCTTCGCGAGTTCCGCAGCAATTCCGTCCGTCCAAGATTTCATCTTGGCGGCTAGAGCCTGCTGCTTTCCGGCAATGATCAGATCGGCGCTATTGGCAAAGGCATTGCCGAACTTGTCGCCTGATGTCTTCCCGGCAAGGGCACCCCAATTGCCGTCCGCCACGATCCCAAGCAAACCGCCCTGCTTGGCGATATTGTCGTGCCAGGCCATGACGGCCTTGATCGTCCCGAAGACCGAGTCCCATTTCGCTTTGATGGTGTCGATCAGCCCAAGGATGCGCGCCAGCATCCCGCTCAGATCGATCATGAACGTGCCGATCGCCTGAACGACGCTGGTCGCTATCCCTGCCATGGACTGGAGCGCGGTGCGAATCATGTTCGCATCGATGCTCTCAATGAATTTCGTTATCGCCTTCGCCGCGTCATCGATCACCGGCTTGAGGTCGGCAAAGACCTTGATCCCAAAGCCCTGGATCGCCATCCCGAGGTCGGTGATGTTCTCGTGAGTTTGGGCAAAGCCCTTCGCGTTGACATCGCTAAATGCGACGCCGGTTGCCCTAACCCCTTCCTGAAAGCGGGCGAACCCCTCGCGCCCTTCCATGAGGAAGGGGATCATCTGTGCGATACCGCGTCCGCCGAGTGCCATCACGGCATTGGTGACATTTAGGCTCGGATTGAATTTTGAAACCGCGTCGGCCAGTTTCAGGATGTATTGGTCGGTAGGGATGCCGATCAGTTCCTTGGCATTGAGGCCAAGCACCTTCAACGCCTCGGCCGCAGGGCCTACCGCGCTTCGCGTTGAATTCTGAATGTTGAGAGATAGCCGCTCGATGTTGAGGGACAGCCCCTCCATCGATTGGCCTGTGAGTTTGGCTACCCCGCCGATGATGCCGACCTGATCGGCCGTCAGTCCAAGCGTCGCCATCGATCGCTCAGTCTGAAGACCCAGCTCTGCCATCGATTCGATAAAGTTCTTGAGTCCGTCGACCGTCAGCGCGACGCCGACGATCTCACCCATCTTCTTAAAGGTGTCGTTGACGCCTTCGACCTGATCCTGAAGAACTTTAAGCTGGCCGCCAGCCTGCTTAATGGCATCGGTAAGGGCGGTGATCGTTGCGCCGAAGCGGACTTCTACATCTGCGTCGGACATGGGCTAGTCCTCGAATTCCGGCAATTCAGGTGGGGCCGGCGCAAGGCTCCGAGGTTCGTCCGTCTTAATCCCCGCCATGCCGGCTGCGATGATGTGGATCGGCGGGTATCGCTTCCAGTAGTCCATCATCGCCCGCCATCGCGGGATCGTCATGTTCTGCCCGATATATTCCCAGGTCCATCCTGGGAAACATGTCAGCAGATGAACATAGGCTTCGTGCCAATCTTCGGCTGTCCACCACCGCCGATCAGCCCCTATTCCCCCGAGGGAGCCGACTCCGCACCCGATGCCGCGAGAACGTCGAGCAGTATCTGCTTGAAGTTCGCCATGTCCAGATTATCCCGCAGGAACTCGTCGGTGATGTCTGGATGGTTGCGGGCCAAAGACGCCTTGATCAGCCCGCGAATCTTGCCGAGATCGGCGAACTTAACCCCGCCTGAAAGGGTATCGATGAAAGGTCCCATGTCCTCCAGCGTGCCGAAACTGAGAGGAGCCGCCGTGAACGTCTGCCCGCCGATTGAGACTTCCTTGCCTGCGATCATTGTCGACCTCTCATCCTAAATTCCATCAGGGCCAATTCCCCATCCGACATGCGATCCGATGTCGGATCAAACGAATATGAACGAACCTTGATCGACGGCTCTTTGTTGAGGTTCAGTCTCTCGATCGTATGCAGCAGGTCGGCGAGATACGGCTTGCAATCCGCCGGCTTGCTGATCGGGAACAGAGGCATCTGCCGCTCGAACCGATAGGCGCGGACCTTCGCGGCCACAAACGAAAACTCCGTCATGATCTCCTTCTCGCTCATGCGGAAGGCTGCCATGACGGAGGGAATAGGTAGACCGCGAGCCAGATTGGCGAAGATCAGCTTCCGATCTACTGCGCTTGTCACACCTAGCTCTGCTCTGCGAAGGAGAACGTCCCCAGGGTGTCGGTGGTGTCGGTGGCTGCCTCAAAGTCGAACGACGGCTTCGTATAGTCGTCCAGTTTCGTTGCCAGCCCGTAATTCGCGGCCATGCAGCTATTGAGCTGGATGGTCCCCTTGTCGGTTCCCCAAAGGAAGGCGGCCACTGCCTGGAATGTGCCGATCTTGCCCATCGGCTGGTTCGTCATCGTGACGATCTGGCCGCCGGTCGCATTGTAGAGGTAGCTGGCCTTGAAAGAGACGTTCCCCTCAAGCGAGGAGAACGCATAGACGCCGACCGAACTGGCGCTATAGGTGCCGGTGCTTGGCGCGGTCGAAGCAGTTCTCACATACGGGATACCCGAAGCCACGGCATAGACCCCGAGGTCCAGCGCGAAGCTCGCGCCATTGGCAACGGTGAAGGTGCCTGGCCCCAAGGTGGAGTTGGCGATCGTTCCCGTCTCATTGGATATCCACGGCTCCTGGCCGGTGGAGGAGAGCGTCCCGCCGATCATCAGGTCATTGAAGGCTCGCGCGGCGACAACGCCGTTCGTCACCTTGCCGACGACGGAGAGCATCCCTGAGGCGATATCGGCCGGAAGCTGGTTCTGCCCGTATAGCCGCTTGATGTCGCGTTTGAAGTCGATCGCGATATCCTGGGTGAGCAGGAACGGGTCCGGCGTGGGCGTCGTCGCGATCGGAATGCCGTAGAATCGGCCTGCGCCGAAAATCTTCTGTCCGTTCTGGGCTGCCATCGAAGTCGCTCCTATGATGTCGCCGCCGACGTCAGAGGGTGGTTAGGTGTTCTTTTCGCCCTGGAGGGGGTCTACAGCCGTTTCTACGGCCGGGGGCTCTGGTAGTGCGGCCTGAGCCCAATCGGCCTGGGCGAGCTTCTTTACGGCATTCGTGACGTGTTCCCAGCAATCGGTGTTTCGGGCCACGACGCTGCCTGGCATCTCGCGCATGAACCATGCGTTGATCTCGTCACGGATGGTTGCCATCGTCGCCCCCTACTGCCAGAGAATCTTGATCGGGATGATCGCCCCGCAAATCCCGCTCGGGTCTTCGTCACCTAGCGCCTTGGTGATTTGCCCCTCAATGCGGCAGTCTATCACAAGATTGCCCAGCGTTTGAACCCCGTCATATCCGCTCGGCAGGATCGCCGCTTCCACTGCATCGATCAGCGGGTTCAGGACTTGCGCACCCGGCGTCGTCGAATCCTTGACGCCCAGCGTCTGCCCGACCGGAATCTTGCCATAGACCAGAACCCTAAGTTCAAGTTCGCGGATCGGCGGAAGGCCACGCTCGCCTTTGTAATCGTACCTCTCCCACATCTCGTATTGGACAAGCAGCGGCAGAGCGACGGTCTCTTGCTGGGGATCGTCCTGCCATGAAATCCAGCGCCGAGTGGTCGTCGAGAACAGCGCCGTCGCTTGGAGGAGAGTGAACAGTGCCTGATAGATTTGCTCGCGCGTGGTCGCTGGCATCAGTTCCACACAGGCTTGGCTGCGCGGACCATATCCGCTTCGATCTGCGCCTTCATCTCAGTCAGGCTCGAACGTAAATAAGAACGGGCCGGTATCTTCGATCCTGGGTGCATCACTGACTGAGCGAAGACATCCTCCCCGCCCATCATGAAGTGCAGCGCCTTGGCCTTCACCGGCCGGATCATGTGCGGCTTGGTCTGCCCCCCGAACTCATGGATGCGCGCATAGGGCACGCCCGAGGAATAGACCCGGCCATAGATCGAGGTGGAGTTCTCGACCATCTCGGAGCGGATCGAGTTGATGAGCGCGCCCGACCGGATATGCAGCACGGCGCCAGAGAGCTTCGCCCGAACCCGCGCCACGAGGTCTTTGCCATCGTGGATGATCGCGACGCGAAGCCGCGACCTGATCTGCTCGGGCAATGCCGCCAGTTTGACCGATGCCCGATCGATGAGTTCGACGGAAAGCATCAGCCAGCTCCTCCGGCCAATGGAGCAGTCAGCAACTCATTCCCTCCCACGGGAACTGGAATCAGGTTGTCCTGCATCGCTAGAACGAACTGAGGCTGAACGCGGTTGGTGTCCGCCTGGATCGAGACCTTATCCGATACCGAGATGCCGCCCGAGTAAGGCGTCACGCCACCGCCCCTCGTTGCGCTCCGTGCGTTGAAGAATGCCGCCATGCCTTTGTACTTTGCCGCCTGCGAGGAATAGGCAGTCCTGATCTCGCCGGGGGATGTGACATCGACCTTCCTCGCATACTGGCTGGCGATGTAGGAGCAGCACTCCGCCGCCGCGCCGTAGATCGTCGACCGCTGCGTCAGCGCAAAGGAAATCTCGGCATCGTAGATTTGCGGGTCGTTGGAGATCACGTCGCCGATCAGCCTGCGGACTTGGTAGACCGGCACAGTGAGGATCGACGAGGCATCATATGTCCAAGATGGACGGACACCGACCTGCATCCGGCCCACCGAGACCGTCGTCACATTGCCAGTAGCATCGGTGATCGAGGCTTCGTGGATATAGAAGCCCGCCAGCGTCGCCGTGATCGTGTGGGTGATTGCGACCTGAAACTTGCCGTCCGTCCCCGTGGTGACGAACGTGATGCCGCCCGTGGACTTCTTCAGCGTGACGGCCGCGCTTCCGGTATCGAGATGCTGGCAAATCCAAACAATCTCTGTGACGGATGAGATGTCGACGGCAGCGCCTGTCGAATCCACCACCGTGAAGATCGGGGAAACGTCATCTCCGACGTAGGTGACGAAATCCTGATTGACGCTCGCTGCCATCGATTTCGTCCTAGCTGATGATCAGAAGATGGCCGCCCTGCACGAGAAGAAGCCCGCCGCCTTGGATCAGCAGGAGTTTGTCTGCCAACTGGACCGACGTCGTCACTGTCGCCCTGAGGTTCGGCTGCGCCTTCTTGGCCGTCAGCGCAGGCGAGTTCGTGATCTTCAATCCAGGCATGGCTTACGCCTCGGCTTTCTTGACCGAGCGAGGCTTCTTCGCCTCATCGATCAGTTCGTAAACGCGGCCGACCACGAGAGGCCCATATGCCTTGCCGACGAGCTTCTTGATCATGGCGAGGTCTTCGACCTTCAGATCGATCTCGCCGCCGCTGTAGACCTTGGACGCCAGCATGAAGCGATCGAACTTCTCCTTGCCGTCCAGTTCGCGCTCATCGGGGAACGTTGCGTTCAGTGCCTCGACGCATACCGTCGCCAGCGTGACGGTCTTGTCCTCGACGACCTTACCCTCCTTGATCAGAGGGAGCGGCTTGCCGTCGAAGTCACAGATTGGGGTGCTGAAATCGATCTTCATGTTTGCCTCGCCGATGTGGAAAAGGTTGCCCATCCCTTATGCCCTATTTCGTTTTGTCCGTCACCGGGCCGAACATGGGCTTCGATATGGTCGGCAGTCCGAAGACCTCTTTCCAAAATCGAAACCCGGCTACAGCCCAATAGAGCATCCTCGCCTCTATCGGTCCGACGCCCTTGCTCCGTAGCGCCGCGAGAAACTGTGCATCCGTCGTTGGCCTATCAAAGTCAGGATTCCCGCAAAGGTGATCGTGCAAAGTAGCCGGCTGGGCATATCGTGGGTCCGATCCGTCCCACCAGACCCAAAGCATTCTCGGGATCGTCGCTAGGTCGGTCACAAACCCCGCAGAAACCTCATAGACCCATCCTGAGCCCTTGGCGCCTATTTCCCAATGGACGGACTTGACTACCTGCCAGCGAGGCCGGCGCTTAACTACGCCGAGCGGTTCAAGCCAGAGGGCGTCAGTAAATTCGGACACGGCACGCTAGGGGTTCGCGACCGGGGTGAAGTTGACCGGCGTCGGAGCAATCACGGCGAGCGCCGCAGCCTGAGCTGCCGCAACCTCTTGAGCCTGCACCTTGGCGATCATTTCGAGGAGGAGCGCCCCCGTGAACTTGGCCCAAACCTCGGCAGCAGTCAGGTTGCGGGT